CATTATGGTTTGCGTCATACAGCAGAAACTAAAGAAAAAATGAAAGTAGCACAGCAAGCATTGGGATATACACACTCGGAAGAAGTTAAAGAAAAGATGAGGTCGCACGAAAGGACCTCGGAACATTCTGCAAAACTAAGCGACTCGCTAAAAGGAAAACCATGGTCAGATGCAAGGAGAGCAGCGTATGAAAATAGAAAAGGAAAATAAAATGGTAGGACGACCTTTCGACATAAGTAAATTCCGTAAAAGCATTACCAAAGCTGTTCCGGGACTCAGTGTGGGATTCAGAGATCCTGACACTTGGATCAGTACTGGTAACTATTGTTTGAACAAACTTGTAAGCGGAGACTTTTACGGCGGTATTCCGTTGGGCAAAGTTACAGTGTTTGCAGGCGAATCCGGTGCAGGTAAATCGTTTATTTGCAGCGGCAACTTGGTACGTGAAGCACAGAATCAAGGCATTTTTGTTGTACTGATTGACACCGAAAACGCATTGGACGAAAAGTGGCTACATGCACTTGGTGTTGACACCGACGAGTCAAAATTGCTTAAACTCAACATGGCAATGATCGACGATGTTGCTAAAGTTATTAATGACTTTATGACAGACTACAAGAAAGAATATTCAGACAAATCTAACGACGAACGTCCTAAAATCCTGTTTGTGTTGGACAGTTTGGGTATGATGCTTACACCCACTGACGTCAATCAATTTGAAAAAGGCGATCTTAAAGGTGACATGGGCCGAAAGCCCAAAGCACTCACTGCACTGGTTCGTAACTGTGTAAACATGTTTGGTGACTACAACATTGGTATGGTATGTACCAACCATACATATGCAAGCCAAGACATGTTTGACCCCGACGATAAAATCAGCGGCGGGCAAGGATTCGTATACGCATCGAGTATCGTTGTGGCTATGCGAAAACTAAAGCTCAAGGAAGACGAGGACGGTAACAAGATTACAGAGGTGCGCGGTATTCGTGCTAGCTGTAAGATTATGAAAACTCGCTATGCCAAGCCGTTTGAATCGGTACAGGTTAAAATCCCTTATGAGAGCGGTATGAGCCCTTATAGCGGACTAACTGATTTCTTCGAAGCCAAAGGTATACTGAAAAAAACAGGCAATCGCTTGGAGTATATTGATAAAGAAACAGGCGAAGCTATTGCTAAATTCCGCAAAGCATGGGAATCCAATGAAGGTGGAAATTTAGATCTTATTATGCGACAGTGGAACGATCACGATGCTAAATCTGTCACAGAAGAACTAAATATCCAAGATGACGCAGATAGCGTCACAGAGGATGTAACTAACAATGAAAATGTCTGAAACAGAAATAGAGACATACGCCGACTTATGGATGTCGATCAAGCCCTATCTAAATCCCAAAGACAGGGACAGTGCTTGTGAAAAATTCCTAGGTGTTATCAATGAAAATGTTTGTGATTTGACCGAAGTAGCAGATGAGTGGGTAGGTTTCGACAGTTCGCTTGACAAAGCAATTCGAAACAACTACATTGATCACGATAACTTCACAGATTATGACGCTGATGAAAATGACGGTGAATGAACTGGTTTAGAGAAATCCGACAGGATATGGCTCAGATCATACCTGCAATTGATTATTACGAAGCACAACTGCTAGAAGCACGCCTTGAATGTGGACTGCGCGGTAACGTAGAAAAACACAGTAGAGACATGCCAGGTATAGTTGAACATCGATTTAATCAATTGCAGGAGATCGAGGCAATACTAGAATACTTGAATATTGAAATGCGCAAAAAGCGCACAGAACACTACAGAAAATTCCTAGAACACTACAACCGCGTACTTAGTAGCAGAGATGCTGACAAGTATGTGGATGGTGTAGAGGAGGTTGTAGACCAACAACATATTATCAATGAAATTGCGCTGATACGCAACAAATTCATGGGCCTTATCAAAGCCTTGGATGCGAAGCAATTTCAGATCAATAACATTGTAAAACTCAGAGCAGCAGGATTAGAAGATGTCAGCCTTTAAAATTGCCATTGGCTGTGACCATGGCGGATACGAACTTAAACAAGCGATTGTTTCATATTTGCGTGTAAAAGATCCTTTTGCAGACAAGTATTCGGTGGTCATCGAAGACATCGGCTGTCATAACACTGACAGTGTAGATTACCCAGACTATGCACACACAGTATGCAAAACCATTACCCAAGGTGGTAATGAATTTGGTATCCTTATCTGCGGCACAGGTATTGGCATTAGCATTGCAGCAAATCGTCACAGCCATATCAGAGCAGGTCTTTGTTACAACGCAGAAACCGCAGCACTTACTCGACAGCACAACAACGCTAACGTATTGTGTCTGGGTGGTAGACAAACAACTGCGGAACAAGCATATGCTATTGTAGACGCATTTTTCACTGCACAGTTTGAAGGTGGTCGCCACCAAAAAAGGTTAGATAAACTCTGAGCATTCTCTTGACTTCGACACCAAGATGTATTACATTAATAATGTAGGCAATGAGGGGAAGAAATGAACAATTTTACTCAAGCAGCCCAGCGCAGAGAGACTGTTCGTCTGTCGGACGGCTCTACTGTGATTTTGCATTTCAATCCTGCTGGCGTCGACGGTTGGCAGGATGCAGTGATCTATGCATATGATCATTATGACGATATGTTGTTTTGGAATATCGACGGAACTGCTCTCGGGCATACTGAAAATATTTTGGAAATCTTAAATTAAGACTTGACAAGTAAGACATCATACACTATATTGTAAGTGTAGGCAATAACGCAAGAGGGTTTGCAAATGACTAAGATCGCTCGTAAGACTGTTGAAGTTGGTAAAGTTTTGAAAATCGCAAACACTTTTCTTGCTGCACGGCGCACTAATGCCGACGAGCGTGAAGCTGTTGCTGCGTTGCTTGAAGCAGTGTTGTTTGAAACCGGCAACTATCGTGGGTTTGCTTACTTGCCCAAAGAAAACTACCCTGGCGAAGTCGATGGACTCGGCACTCGTCGGCGCTACATTGTGAGCAGCACTGTCGACGCTGACTACGAAGTAGAAAATCGTGATATCAACGTAATTCGTGTGTAAGAGGAATAGAGTATGGATTGGACTATCGAAGAGTATCTGGCGTTCGAGCAGCATTTGCTAGAACAGATGGATCAAGATGCTGAATATGAAAATGCCTATTCGGACCTGACAGAATGACTGGGGAGAACAAATAACATGCGATATATCGTAGGACTTATAATGCTCGCGGCTTACTTTGTGGGCATTGTTCTTGCCAAAGGCTTTTGGAGTACATTTTTTGCAGTGTTAATCCCGTTCTGGTCTTACTACTTGGTAGCCGAACGCTTCGTTGAAAAGTTTTTGATGTAAAATAACTCTTGACAAGTAAGACGTCTTACATTACATTGTATATGTAGGCAACAAAGGAGAGTTGGCATGTCAGAATTTCTCATCACCTGGGATACAAACGGAATTGAAGCTATCGTTCCTATTGGTGAATGGCGGGAAGCAAACATTGCTGCTAAACTCTCAGGCAATAAAGAACCCCACAACATTGGCGGCACATACAATGCGTTGTTGATGCGGGCTCGGTTTAACGGGCACCGTTACCCCCAAGTTTGGGGTGTGAATGTTGATGACAGTATTACCGAAGCTGACCTTCGTAGCCTCCCAGATCAAGAACTTGTAAATTTGGTCAAGTCGCATGGTGTCAAATTTTTTGGTGGTCACAAAGAAAAAAGTGTGATCGAATACTAAAAAAGACTTGACAAGTAAGACATCATACATTATATTATAAATGTAGACAGCGAAAAGAGGACTCCGAAGATGGCTTATATTTCCCAATCGATGAAAGCTGACCGTGCGCCTGCTATCAAAGCAGTGCTGTCAAAATACAAAGTCAAAGGTTCGATCAGTGTAGACAATCATTCCTCACTGGTAGTGACGCTCAAAGAAGGTGAGATGGACTTTATCGGCGAAGCTAACCGCAGCAATTTAGAAGTTGCTGAACGCCGCGGTGAACGTTTTTACCCCGTGGAAGGCAACTACACTGTCAATACTTACTATCTCGATGACCACTACAAAGGTAAAATGCGCAGCTTTTTCAAAGAGTTGCTGGCTGCAATGCGCGGCACTGGTTGGTTCGACGAAAGCGATTCGTCCACTGATTACTTTCATATCGCGTTCTACACCGACATCAAAGTTGGTCGTTGGAACAAGCCCTACGTTTACACCAAATAAGGAACACACAAATGCGTGATTTTGATCGAAACTTCAATCGTATGCAGCGAGTGTTTTGGGTAGCCTTTACATTGGTTGCAGTAGTAATTCTTTCTGTTTGGATTATAGTGGGTGTTGGGATTTACACTGTAATTAGCAATCCAGCATCAGTTGGCAATTCGATAGCAGATATTGTTCGACCTGTAGCTAACGCAATTAAGGAGTAATCAGAGATGCCGTGTAATGATGGTGGCTGGGGAGACGAAGTTCGTGTTAGTCGAGATTCTGTTACAGAGCATCGGATGCTCGCTGCAAGTATGTGCGGGTTGCTGACACAACTAGAGAAGGAAGGCGTGATTGGGCTTTGGTTGTCCAGTGTTGATTGGGCCGAAGCTGGCATCAAGCGCAAGACGCTAGAAACATGGTGGAAAGCACACAAGCGCGAAGATGCGGCCCGCCTTGCCCGTGAAGCTGCTGAAAAGCGTAAAGACGATCTGCGTAAGATTGCAATCGGCAAACTGTCGCCCGATGAACTTGAAGCCCTTGGAATTAAATGGTAAAGGCAACAAAATGAAAATACAAGATGTAAAGGTTGGTCAGCTGGTACGGGCAAGTAAGCATTATGTCGATACTAGCAGCGGTCCTGACTTTGTAGGTAGTGTAGTTGGCGTTACAATCAATTCTTTCGGTGAACCTATTGCATTACTAAGTATGTCGGCACTTTGCACTAGCACAGATATTTTAGGACGTGTGGGATGGGATCTTGAAAACCTCGGCGTGTGGGCACGAACTACAGGGATGCACCCTACAAATTTTGAATTGATTGTAGACGGCACTCCTATCGTAGAATACAAATAAGGATTAGATTCTAAAATAACCGTTGACAGTACTAGAATTTGATTGTAAGTTAATACTGTAGACAGCGAAAGGATGCACTGATGTGGGAACGGGTTGGTCAAGTAATTCAAGGACTTTATTTGGATCAGTATCCCTATCAAGGGATAGTAGAATCCAGTCGAGTTAAATTGGGCGGTGAAGTGCAACACACCGTGGCGCTAATGGACCAGATAACGGTCATGGGTGCAGAAAAAGACACACTGTTGATCAATGAGTCAGAAAAGTTTTCGTTGATTGAAATGATAGATAAATAAATCGAAACGTCTTGCTTCCGTAGCTCAGCTGGATTAGAGCAAGGAACTTCTAATTCTTAGGTCGGGGGTTCGAGTCCCTCCGGAAGCACCAAAATGCGGGCATGGTGAAATGGTAGCCACGAGAGACTTAAAATCTCTTGCCTAGTGCGTCCCGGTTCGAGTCCGGGTGCCCGCACCAAAACTACGCCCTTGTAGGCCAATCGGTAGAGTCAGGAGACTTAAAATCTTCAAAGTGTCGGTTCGAGTCCGACCGGGGGCACCAAAATAAAAAGAAGTAATCTTAGTGGGCTTGTCGACTAATTGGTTAAGTCACTTTCCTCATAAGAAAGCCGATCGCGGTTCGAGTCCGTGCAGGCCTACCAACATTACTTTTTTAGGTTATCTCGCACTTGTGATATCCCTGCTTACGGAGTAAGACAATGATTAAGGTTCAAAGAGAACTACCTCGACACTTGGTTGTTGCGTGTAGTGGCGGTGTCGACAGTATGGCTGCGGCAAACTTCTTGAAAAGAAATCACCGTGTTACTCTACAGTTTGTACATCATGGAACGGAAACCAGTGATCAAGCGCACGAGTTTTTGTATGATTACGCCAAAGACAACAACATGTCGCTGTGCGTATCCAAGATCAGTACTCGTGTTCCGCGGGGCGTAAGCCAAGAAGAACACTGGAGAAATGAACGCTACAAAGTGTTTCATAGTTGGGATTGTCCGGTAGTCACTGGTCATCATTTGGATGATTGCGTAGAAACCTGGATTTGGAGTAGTATGCATGGTGAAGGTAAAGTTATTCCTTACCAAAATAAAAATGTAATCAGACCATTTAGGCTGAATCGAAAACAAGAATTTATCGACTGGTGCAAAAGAAAAAACGTAAGTTGGATTGAAGACAAATCAAACATTGACACAAAGTATATTAGAAACTATATTCGTAACAATGTTGTAGATCAAATGCTAGTTATCAATCCAGGTCTACACAAAGTAATTGCAAAAAAAATCGAAACCGAAGTTTAAAGGAAACGCAAATGAAATTGACACTACGCAAAGCAAACGCTGTTCAGCACAGCATCAACGAAATGATCAAGTCGCTTGATCTCAACACCAATATTACTCTTAACGAGTTCGTAGAGGTTAAGGACCAAATCCAAGCAGTGCGTGATCGTTTCTGGGCACACACTGCTACACGCAACAAGCTGATGTTGTCACTGTATGAAATTCGCCAAAAGGTAGCCAATGCCAACGCCGCTGCGGGCATTAATGACATGCTGGCAGAGGTGGCTCATCTTGAAAAGCAAATCGGCCATAACACTATGCTTGCGAGCAAAGGCGTTCAAACAGAACTTAGAGTGCTTAACGGGCAGCTTTCAAAGCAAGCAGCCGCTAAAGAGGATGCATATGGTTACGGCCGTAGAGATGTAACTACTTCAATTTTTTCGGAAGAAGAAATAGAAACATTCCGCCGTGACGCTGCTGAAGGCAAACGCCAAAAGCAAAGATTGCAGGATGCGCTGCTTGAACTAAACGTTCAAACAGAAATTGAACTAGAGGAAGGCACTGCCCATTTCCTAGAGAAAGCAGACATCCTATAAAGTTTGGTAGTTAGGCGGGGCAACCCGCAAACTACCCAGAGTAAGGAAATGAGTGAGTCGAGAAAAATACGGTCATAACGAATCTCCCGAGATTCTCCATGCTATTGTGTTCTGGTTTTTATTATAGCATCATGCTTGCACATTGATGACCAGAGATATAAAGCGTTCTGCAAGTTGTGGGTTGTTTTTTGCACAAGTAGGTCTGTAATCCACGCTACATGCATATTGCTTTTCTTGATATTCGCACTTTCTTTACTCTGTTTTAAATTAGCCCCGGTGGTGAAATTGGTAACCACACTAGATTCAAAATCTAGCGCCGCAAGGCTTGTCGGTTCGAGTCCGACCCGGGGCACCAACGTTTTAGTCTGCGTCTTGTGTATTATAATAGAGATTCTACTACTTAAGGCGTAAAAATGGATTAATAAGATAATTCGAAGTAAGAAGTCCTAACACTGCTGGTAAAACCGATAAATGCTTTCTCAGGCTTTGCAGTTGCCGGACGCAGACTAAATAGGTTATTATGAACTGGTCAGATATTATAAACCAAAAAGATTTCGTGTGGACAACCAACACACAGCAAACGATCACCGATCTTTCAAGTGACGTTGTTGAAGCTGCCTTTGCGCTACACTCTTCTATTTTTTCATCAGATGATAAATCGTATACTGAGTTTTTGAGTTACGTTGAACAGTTAATTTTTCCTTGTTCTTCGATAGCCGAGTTTGGGTGTGGCAATGGTGCAAATTTATACTACTTTTCTAAGCAATACCAAATGCCAGTTGCTGGGTGTGATATTTCGTCAGATTTGATAAACCTGGCTAAACTGGTGATTCCTGGTAGCGTGTTCACAGTGGGGGATAAGTTTGAAATCGATGACTGTGCAGTTGATTACTGTATTTCAAATTCTGTGTTTCAATATTTCCCCAGCGACGAATATGCACAATCTGTGATTGACGAAATGTTACGTATTAGTAAGAAAGGTATACTGATCACTGACATTAAATCTAAAGAAACAGAAGCAGACTTTAAAGCAACACAAGCAAAAAGGCAAGGCTTGACTATTGCAGATTTAGAACTAAAGTATAAAAATACTCCGTTAAAGTGTTACCCTAAAACTTTTTTTGAAAAATATAATGCAAAATTTTTGAATATGCCTGCGAATTATCCAGATTCTCACTTAAAATCATATTCAGTGATGATAAATAAACTAGTAGATGATAAATAAACTTATACAAGGAATACTAAGTTCAATGACGAAACTCGTAGTTACAGCGCAAAATACATGGTCACTAGGGGGCAACCCTAGTAACGATACCATGCAGGTGGGCCGAGGATGTTGATGAACTAACACAAGTACAAGTTCAAACACCAAAGCCCCAAGCGCAAGCAGAGGGGCTTTTTTAATGGCAAAAAAACAAAAAAAAGACAAAATAACAGTTGACAGGCAAGACATCATACGCTATATATAACTAGTAAGGAACGCAGACGCAGCAACGCAGAGCTTCCAAACGCAGAACTCGAACGCTCTTTGACAATTTACAAAACAATTTGTATGCCGGAACAGGTATACGGTGGTGAGGACTAAGCCAATACGGATAGGGTGTGTAATGCTAATAAGCACCTTTGCGCTCATGGTGAAACCCACCAGTGCTGGGCAGCGCAACGTAACAGCACAATGTTGGCTCGAATCCAACTACAAATTGTTTTTTAACTTGTTGAAAAAAGTTGTTGACAGCGCCAAAACAATGCGCTAAGTTAGTAACAAGAAGCAAGATACGAACGTAACGCAAGTTACACGCTCTTTGACAGTTTAGACACATTAAGGTAAGCTACTTTAGCTTATCACATTCCTTAGCGCAAGCGATGATAGGGATTGTAAGTAGACGATGTATGCACCAACATACATTAACTAACTCTACTTACATGTATGTTAGAAATGGGAGTAGCACGGTTCGACTCCGTGTGTGGTTGGGTTGACCTATGTAAAAAGCCGACGGGCGCTCGCTGTTTCAAAGACAGACTAACATACTTGTAAGTAGAGTTAAAAACTAGTGCAGGAGGTAGACTCCGTAAGTCACAAGCTACACGGTACTGCTTGATCGAAGCAGCTAAGTCAACCAAGCGATGGTTAGAGCCAAAAACATATTGTTGCGGGGTAGAGAAGTGGTCATCTCGCCTGGCTCATAACCAGGAAATCGAAGGTTCGAATCCTTCCCAACGCAACCAAAACAATGTTCCCTCTAAGCTATCCAGGTGATGGTGCTCGGCTGTTAACCGAGAATGAGGCTGGTTCGAGTCCAGCAGAGGGAGCCAAAAATATATCGGTGAAGTGTTATGGTAGCACGGCGGTCTCCAAAACCTCAAGCCAGAGTTCGACTCTCTGCACCGGTGCCAAATAAACTATTGTTTCTAGTTAGCTCAGTTGGTAGAGCGTCTGACTGTTAATCAGAATGTCGCTGGTTCGAGCCCAGCACTAGGAGCCAAATAATTTTCAAAGTCTGGCGGCGGTTGACCGTTCCAGATAAGTGTTGAAGCGTTGGCTGGCACCAGCGTGGAGCCAAAGAGTAAGAGATGCCAGTCTCTGCTGTGCTTTGAAATATAACTTACAGTGTGTAGCTCAGTTTGCGTAGAGTGCTCGCCTTGGAAGCGAGAGGCCGAAGGTTCAAATCCTTTCACACTGACCAAATTACAATACGGTACTGCAACTTGAAATGCAGCTAAGTCGCTCGAACACGAGAGCAGAGCCAAAAACATACGGAGCGTGGGCAGGATGGTAATGCCTTTTGCAGATAGCCTATCTGCTAAATAAAGTATGGGAGATAGGTTATGAATGTAAATGAAAAAGGTAATACAGGCTTAATAAAAGTTATGTCTGACTTGTATGATAAAGGTTATCATTGTTTTACACCGTTTGATGATTATAGTCCAGTAGACTTAATTGCAATGGATAAGCAAGGTAATATTAAAAGACTACAAGTTAAATATCGCTCATTGCTTCCTAGCAAAGGAACTTATGAAGTTGCAGGGCGTTCTATGGTAAACGGAAAAGGCGTCAATATAGACAAGAGTTTGATTGACGGTTGGGCTGTTTATTTAGAAGAAGAACAGAAAGTAACATACTTGCCTGTTAGTATAATGGAAACCAAGAATGTTCATTATATTAAACCAGGTGAGATACAAGATATTTGGTGAGATGCCTGAGAGGCCGAAAGGAGCGGTTTGCTAAACCGTCGTAGGGCGAAAGTTCTACCCAGGGTTCGAATCCCTGTCTCACCGCCATAAGCACACTAGCATCTGGCTAGTCCAGACCGTAAGGTTAACGGTGACAAGCAGGGAGAGACCTGCACAAGATTTTTGGGCTGTTGGTATAGTTGGGAACACAGTAGCTTTGCAAGCTTCAATCACCGGTTCGAACCCGGTACGGTCCACCAAAAACTAAATGGGCCTATGGTGATAATGGGAGCATATTGCACTTGCAATGCAATGGACACGGATCGTAACCGTGTGGGTCCACCAAAACACGCAGGAAAAGATCTGCATAAGAATTGGCCTATTGACGTAGTGGTAGCGTACCGGATTGTCTATCCGAGGGCGGGAGTTCAATTCTCCCATAGGTCGCCAAAAAATCTTAGGTCGCTCCTAAGTCTAACGTCTAGGAAGACGTGACAAGCGGGGAGAGACCTGCGCAAGAATTTACGGTCTGTTAGCTCAGCGGTAGAGCAACTCCTTTACACGGAGAAGGTCGATGGTTCGATCCCGTCACAGACTACCATTAATGCCCTGGTGATGGAATTGGTATACATACCAGTCTTAGAAACTGGGTTCTGAGGGTTCGAGTCCCTCCTAGGGCACCAAATATCTCATGTCAACTTACAGATTTTTGTATAATTGACATGAGGACCAATTGTGAAGCAGTTGTCGATCTGCGTCATCAAATATCGTCAAAATTGCGGGTGTAGCTCAGCGGTAGAGCTCCTGCCTTCCAAGCAGATTGTCGAGGGTTCGATCCCCTTCGCCCGCTCCAAATTACCGGTTTTTGGTTATGCCCGGTCTACTGCCAGCAAGCTGCTCGGCTCGATTAAGTTGCGGTATGAGGGTTAGCCCAAGAGCATGATGTAGATAAAAACCAAATTATCCGTATGTGAGAGGACAATATGAAAACACAAGATGATAAAAAAGAATTTTACGAACGATGTTCCGCTATACTAGGTATAGTGCATGAATACAATACGCCTGTCCCACGACGCAACAGGTGGAATGCTAGGAGACTGGGAAACGGACGTTATCCAGGATTTGGACTAGTACAGTGCTACGGCAGCTCTGCAAGAGTTGTTAGCAAACATGGAACACGTATGTTTAAAACATACGAAGAAGTTTACGAATATTTACAGATTGTGCTTGACAAAGACAAACAATCGTAATACAACTTGATATAACGCTAGTGTGGCTCAGCGGCGACAGCACCTCTCTTGTAAGGAGGCATAACACATCGGGGGTTCGAGTCCCTCCACTAGCACCAAAATTATGTCGCGTTAGCAAAACGTTAATGCGCTATCTTGCACAGGTAGAGGCCGGTGGTTAGACTCCCCGACGCGACTCCAAAATTAAATGGTCGATGGCCCGGATGGTAAGGGGATGGATTGCAAATCCATAGCACTGCAAAGTAATGTGTTCGAATCACATATCGACCTCCAAATACAAAGAATAATGCGGATGTGGTGTAATGGTAGCCACGCTGGTCTTAGAAGCCAGTGCGTAAGCGTGAGAGTTCGAGTCTCTCCATCCGCACCAAAGCTATTGCGGGATAGAGCAGTCTGGTAGCTCGTCAGGCTCATAACCTGAAGGTCGTTGGTTCAAATCCTTCTCCCGCAACCAAGTTTAGACTGTGACGTAATCGGCCCTTGTGAGGAACGCTCCCGTAACCAGCCGGGTTAAAGCTGCAAACAGCCCAGTCTAAAGCAATATGGATAGGTGGCCGAGAGGATTATGGCTCTAGTCTTGAAAACTAGCGTACCGCAAGGTACCGTGGGTTCGAATCCCACCCTGTCCGCCATAAACAACACTGTTGGGAGGTAGCTCAATTGGTAGAGCAACGCACTTTGAATGCGCAGGTTGCAGGTTCGAATCCTGCCCTCCCAGCCAATATTATTGCCCGTTCGTCTATCTGGCAGGACGCGATACTCTGAATATCGAAAGCGCGGTTCGAATCCTCGACGGGCATCCAAAAATACAGTCCGTGTGTAGCGCAGTCTGGTAGCGCATCTGGTTTGGGGCCAGAGGGTCGGGAGTTCGAATCTCTCCACACGGACCAAAATATTGTAACGCCAAGCAACAATGGCATGACTGTGAACAACAGTTTATTACAATCGGTAAACTAGGACCGTTTGTTGCAACTGTCAAAAGAGACCATTGATTAGTTAGCTTAGACCTAATGAAAGATCCAACTGACTGCGGCGGGCATCCCGGGTTAATAGAGGTTGGGAATATGGATGTGTGGTATCCGAAACAAAATTCACAGTGGGATGTCGTTTAACGTCTAAAAATAATCTGTTGCAACGAAATAGCAACACTGGATGATAGTAACCAGTTATGCAGGTATGATGTAATGGTAGCCTACTACTTTGCCAAAGTAGATGCGCGGGTTCGATTCCCGCTACCCGCTCCAACAATTAAGTAAAACAATAGTTTATCTTATACGTTTACACAGGGATAAAGATGTCAACCTTACATATAGTGTCTATACTGGATCGATCAGGCTCGATGGGCGGATCTGAAAAAGAAGTTATCGGAGCATACAATGCATTTGTAGCAGAGCAAAAAGCTATTGTTGAAAAAAATGCAATCAAAGCTAAGATGTCTCTAATACTATTTGACAATCAATACGATGAAGTTTATACTAAACTAGATATCACGCAAGTGCCTGTACTTGATGAAAAAACTTATTTTGTACGTGGTATGACTGCACTGTTTGACGCAGTTGGCAAAACAATTGCTAAATTTGAAGGTAAGAAAAAAGTAATTTTCTTTATCGAAACTGATGGTCAAGAAAACTCTAGTAGAGAATACACGCAATCTGCACTTAAAACTCTAGTAGAAAAAAAGAAAGCTGATGGTTGGGATTTCAACTTTGTTGGTGCCGATCTTGATAGCGCAACAGCGCAGTCGATTGGCAATAGCTTTGGAGTTAGTGCTTCTAAGATAGATGCATTTTCAAAAACAACACTTGGCTATCAAACTAGAAATGCAAGTTTTGCGGCAGCTACAGCAGCTTATGTTGCTCCTAGTGCTGCAACAGGCAGTAAATAATAACATGCGTTGCTGGTCCAGATGGATGGGCACGGGCTTCTAAACCCCAGGAGGCAGGATCGATACCTGTGCAGCGCACCAAATATCTAACAGAACAAAGTCGACAACTTTAAAGGAGAATAAAATGTCGTAGATCGAATATGCTTGTATTAGAGATAAATACAGTATCATGTTTAAACCTACAATATTTTACATTAAACAACATACTCTTACAGGACTAAAGTATTTTGGAAAGACAACTAATTTAACAGCAACAAACGGACGCTATCGAGGCGGCGGGAAATATTGGAAAGAACATATTGCTAAACACGGTGTTAGAAATGTTGAAACTATATGGAAGTCTGAAGTTTTTACTGATAAAGAAAAATGTATAGAATTTGGACTAAAATTTAGTGAACAATTTGATATTGTTAATTCTAAAGAATGGGCAAACTTAGAGCCAGAAAACGGTATTAACGGGTTTGTGTCAGGCACACCTTCTGCGTTAAAAGGCAGAACTTTAACTGAAGAGCATAAGAAAAAAATATCAGAGTCTACTAAAGGAAGAGATGCTCCTAACAAAGGACTAACTTCTCCTCTAAAAGGAAGAGAATCTCCTTTAAAAGGAAGAACTAACAGAGCAATAAAAGGCAAGCCTTCACCTAAAAAAGGTTTACCTAATCTCGGAGCATCTTTAGCAAACAAAGGTGTTCCTAAAAAGAAAGTTATTTGTCCACACTGTTTAAAAGAAGGGGCAGTGACTGTATGGTATCGTTATCACTTTGATAACTGTAAGTCATTAAACAAGGAAAATATTATGACACAAAAATAGATTTTAGAATATGCTTGTAAGGACGCAGTGTTTCACTTTAACAAGAAACACTTAGAAGACGAAACAATTCCTATGTGGGTGTTGAAGTTTAAAGGCGATACTTTTTATGTAAATCATGTGGACTGTAGTGTCACATGGAGCACAAAAGAAACACCGGACAGCTCACACACCAAAGGTGCAATCAAAGTTAAACATTGTCATATCTCTATTGACGATGATAACTGTGCAGTTATAAGACCGCTAACTGAAGAAGACAAAAAAAGACTAAACGGCAAAAAGCAGTTTACACGAGTTATCACTAGTTATGGTGCTAAGTTAAAACTTGCTATTGACGAAATTGGTACTGAAGTAGGTCCAATTAAAAAAGCAGGCGGCGGCTGCGGCACACTCTGGTATATTACTGAACTGTATGACTATGATCAGTTTTACCAGCTAAAGTTTGCAATGGTAGGAACAGATTTTCGTGCGTTGGCAGAAAATGAAGATTACTACAAGGCATATGGCGCAGGCTCGATGTCCGAAGACGAATACATCGACGAAGACGAATATGTAGACGATGATGATACAGACGTTGATTACGAAAGTTTGTATGAAAATTAATCGATGAGTACACATGCCCGAATCCCGGTTGGCCTTTAAGACAGTAGGATAAGATCAAAATACTTCATATTTTTTGGGATATGTAAGGTGGGACGCAAGGTGGTAAAGACATGTGTGCAATAAGTGCAGTGGACAAAAGAAAGGCATATGCGGAGCAATAGAACTCTTGCGCTGTGAAACATATGCTTACCGTAAGGGATAAGGGTAAAATGGTTTGTACTGTTTTATGCCTGTGAGTAGTTCGAAGCCAGAACCTGTGGGCTCAAACCTGCCAATAGCGGTGGAATGCCGCTAAATATGATATATTAGAATATGCGAATGTTCTAAGCCGGTATAGCTGAGTGGTTTAGCAGCTGATTAGTAATCAGCCGACGGGAGTTCGATTCTCTCTACCGGCACCATTTAACTAAATACACAGAAGTTAGATGCAAGGATACATCATATGTCAACAAAATTAGTAATCGGTCTGACCGACGAAACCACTGAATTATTTTTCCCTGACAGTTCAATATTATCTCAACCGATGCCAGAGGTGTTGACATCTAGGGATGCGTATAATCTAGCAGAAAACGATGTTTCCGTTGAAAAGGCAACATTAGAGTGGGAACTTAATACCAGTTTGCCGGCGGTAAACGCTTTGCTAGAGACAATAGTAGCACTAAAGCAACGACCATATTTTTCAAAAATTAGACTAGAAACCAGAGCAAGTGTGAGTGCTGATTATCAAGACATTGATGTATCGTTCGAACTACTCAATATGGTACCTAATCTAGCAGTATCTTATCAACCTTACACAACACAAGACAACGAAGCAGTGATAACAACATTGCAGTCGTTTGGTTCACTAGAGTTAGAAGGTACCGAAGGATACAGATATCAGGGCATTGACATTTCTCAAATAATGTCTTCTGCTTACGAAGCTGATGATTTATCACTTCTCTATCCAGGCCCGGTTAACAGACTAGTAGTACCTGTTTTTAATTTTTCATTTTTCTTAGGACGAACACAACCCCCATCTACGCAGATGTCGGCAGATCAATACAAGTGGATGTCAGACAACCAATCGGCGCTATCTGCAAAAGGTTATGAAATTGATGATCCTAGGTCTAAAATTGGCGCACTGCCAATTGGGGTCCTACTAGGCGATCCAATGGAACAATACGAAAAAATAAAGCAATTTAGAAAAATTTGCAGAATTGATATAGTGAGCGAATAATTGACAGAATTTCATTTTGCAGTCGGGTTAACTGACGCAGTCGACTACGATGGATTTGTGTACGATACAAATCCAGAAATACCTAGTTATGTGACCAGTTACAACATACGGCAAGCATCAACGGATATCGAAAAGGCTTCTATTAAATGGAAGCTAAACACCGATATACCAGCAACGCTAAATGTCATAGCAGTATGGGAAGCTATAATCAGACGACCTCACTTGAATATGATAGGCATTCAGTCTGAAAATCCTACATTTATGCCGGATTACAAAAGTTATAATTTATCTATAGATTATGTAAACTTGATTCCAATCAATTCGGACCTTATATCCGAATTTCAATCTGCAGATTACGATGCACTAACAGACGATTTAGAATTTGGAGATTTGTTTTTAAGTGAATTTGATAGATACTTGGGTATAGAGTGGCAGCATTCGTTATCTCACGCATACAGAACTAATGATATTACAAATCTGCAAACTAATAGTACAACTCCAATTGCGCTGCCCAGATTTCATTCAGATTTTCAACTACGGCAATACAGCTTTAGACCGGAATCCGGATCTAGTGCTAGATTCAATAAGTGGGCAGAAGATAACAGAGAAGAATTGACTGCTAAAGGATATACTCCAGGAACCGCAACTTGTAAAGTAGGAAGCCTTGTAATAGGTAAGCTGATAGGCGATCCCTGGGAAGAGTACCAAAAGTTACAGAACTACAGCAGGATCTGCCGCACTAGCATAATAAAAGTAGAATAAATCGAAAAATGTGTCTAAATTGTCAAAGAAAAAGGTTGACGATGATAAATAAAAGTACTATATTACTAACATAAGCAAAGAGAAACGGAATCGAATATGAACCATTGTAGAAAACATATGTTTACCAATACCATTAAGCGTTTTGAACGCGAGTATCGTATTGGCGATTCTACTGGAGGTAAAACCGGGTGTTAACGTAAGATAACACAACTAGGTTTAAGTAACCCTCCAGTAGCAATACTAGGAGGGTTTTTTATTGGACTAAAGTGGAAATGCGGAACGAGACTGCGAGTAACCACTATAAACAAACTCAAATGGGCGGCCTCGGTGATGAAAGCGCAAGCTGAAAAATCCGAGAGATAAACAAATTCTGTTTTCACATACACTGTCCGCAACAGGTCTTGATGGGGTAGCTTTCGAGCAAGCCAAAGTGAAGGTGAAAGCCCTTCCGCAGTGTAGCTGAAAATAGAATTGGTGCTGTAGTTCAGGGGTAGAACAGGGGTCTCATAAACCCTATGTCGGTGGTTCAATTCCACCCAGCACCACCAAAATTGGGCATCACCCCGCAAGGTGCGGGAGCGGATTGTAAATCCGTCGGGGAAACCCACGCTAGGTTCGATTCCTAGGATGCCCACCAAATATGTCTAGGTAGCTCAGCTGGTAGAGCACGGGATTGAAGATCCTGGTGTCGGCGGTTCGATCCCGTCCCTGGACACCAAACAACGGGCGTCTGGTGTAATCCAGGTGTGTCACGCGAGTCTGAAAAACTCGAGGTTGCGGTTCGAGTCCGCGGGCGCCCGCCATTAGTTTGATAAAATAATGCGCCAGTAGCTGAGTTGGTTTAGCGGCGGGCTTTTAATCCGCGACAACGTGAGTTCGAACCTCACCTGGCACACCAAATATACGATTACTCCCAGAGGACTACTTGGCGATGGTCGCTGGCCTTTCAAGCTGGAGAAGAGGGTTCGAAACCCTTCTGGGGGACCATAAAATAAGTTTAAAAACACAAAAAAAGATGTTGACATCAAGACATCATGAATGTAATGTGTATATGTAGGAAGAAAAAAGAGAACTGCAATGACACTTTTTCGATACAAGAAAAACGGACTGCTGTATACCATTACTAATAATGGGCATGGTGGTAATCATAAAGTGCATCCATACCGGCACTGTGTAGAGATTGGGGTGTTGTTTAAGCGGCGCTTCCAGAACTTTAAGAGCAATATGAGCATGAGTGATTTTGTTACTGTTGCTGTGTGTTAAAAGATACGTTCTTTGAAAATTTAAAAACGGACTTGGTTGTGTGCGAAACACGTAATGCCAAGTTGCACAAACAGAAGAGATTCTGTTTTCACATGCAATAATAAAGTGTAAGGGTGATATATACCTTGGGCGACAGCAGTAAGATAGAGTGAAGTACAAACTCCGTATCTGTTAGTAGTTTAGGTACAAGGTGGGGTTGGTTCGAGTCCAACAATTATTGCAGTTGAAAACAGAGTTTTGCCTTGTAGCTCAGTGGTAGAGCAAAGAGCTGATAACTCTTAGGTCGAGTGTTCAATTCACTCCAGGGCAACCAATATATGGGTTTGGGGGCGTATGTTAGGAAACGCGGTGCCACCTTAAAGGCACAATTATCGCGGGTTCGAGTCCCGTCAAATCCACCAAAGACACGGGGGTGTCAAATAAGGCTATGCTGGTGCTAGCAGCGGACTGTAAATCCGTTCCTGAAGAGGCAAGTTGTTCGATTCAACACACTCCCACCATTTTACGTGCAAGTAGCCAAACGGTAAAGGCACAGGCGACGGCTTGTTCGGGGTTCGATTCCCTAAGTTCTGCGTCGGCAGAATGAGTTCGGAACACTGTTGGTTCAACTCCAACCTTGCACACCAATACTGCTTCTAACTGTCTAATGGAAAGGCAGGCGCCCGATAAGCGTCCAAGAGGAAGTTCGATTCTTCCTAGAAGCACCAACTCGCATAGGACTACTCGGTGATGGTCGCTGGCCTTTCAAGTCGGAGAAACGGGTTCGAAACCCGTATGCGGGACCAATTAACTCCCATAGGACTACCAGGCGATGGTCGCTGCCCTCTCAAGGCAGAGAAGCGGATTCGAGATCCGCATGGGGGACCAATTACATCCTCATAGTTCAATGATAGAACACTGTCCTGACTCGACAGATACGAAGGTTTGATTCCTTCTGAGGATACCAACAACGCTGCTATAGTATAAAGGTATTATGCGTCTTTGGTAAGGACGAGACGGAGGATCGTTACCTCCTAGCAGCACCAAAATATGACTCGGGTTTTGTCTGGGACAAGAACAGTCTGCAAAACTGTTTTTAAGGGTTCGATTCCCTCCCGGGTCTCCATAAAGAAAGTAAGAATAGAAATGGAAATCCGAATTTGGTTACCTGACACACTTGCAGGTTGGCGCTATTGCTTGCGTCATCCGCGCTCGTTTATTGTAGGGCGCTACGGATACAAAACTTTTATTCGACAGCGCGACATCATGATGAGTGCTGTTAAACAGCGTAATGATTGGGAAGAAAAATATAGAAAAACACTTTCTGATCTTATCGAAGTTCGTAAAGAACTAAGCGAGTTAAAACGAAAGAAAAAATAATGCGCCGGTAGCTCAGAGGCAGAGCAGGGGTCTCTTAAACCCAAGGTCGAGGTTTCGAAATCCTCCCGGCACACCAAAAAAGATAAAAAAAGATGTTGACAGTAAGACATCATGAGTGTAATGTGTATATGTAGGTAGCAAGAAAGAGACACACTATGACCAAGTTTGAAAAAGCTAAGTTTACTACTTCAGGTGATTATGTTCACTACGAAGGTAAGTTTGTGGCTCGGTTCAAGCATAAAGGTCCCATTACTAAAGCAAAATTTATGAAAGAGTTGTTGGCCAATCACACTGTGGAAAGTTTTTTCTCAGACGCTAACAAAGATAAAGCGCCGCTAGCGATTTTGCGTGACGCTAACCCCGATTGGTTCTATGGCTTGCTTGGGATGGCGAAGTAAATGACTGCCGAAATTATTCCGATTTTGTTTTTGATAGTAATAGTAGTTGCTGGCGCTGTAATCGAATTTTTCGAAGAGGAAAACTAAATGCTGTACTATGTGAGAGTCGACAACGAAGTTGTGATGGTCGCAACAGACGCCAAAGATGTGGCAGCGTTTTTGGCTGCATCCGAAGTTGATCCTGACCTCAAAGATAAAAAAGTAGAAGTAGAAGAACGGAAATGAAAACAGATCCGGAGGAAATTATCCCGCTGACCGAAGAGCAAGCAAAACGAATAGACGATATATGTGCTAGCCAGGTTGGGATGACAGACTACCTAAGACGATACATTAACGCATATAGGAAGAAAAATGAAACGAAAACGCCAAAAGGTTCCTAAGGAAAGGAACGTGTTTGTGGCTGCTGCAATGTTTCGCAAAGCGGGCGCACACACTAAAACAAACAAAGCGAAACGAAAACGTGAACGTCAAAACTTCACAGAAAACATTAGGACCGGTGCCCGAGCGGACGATGGGGACAGACTTTTAATCTGTAGCAGCAATGCCAACGTGGGTTCGAATCCCTCCCGGTTCACCATTATTTAGACGATACACTAACCGATGACATCGGGTGGTTCAAAACTCTGCCTGCTAAGATGGTTTAACTCCATATAGTGTATCTTCTAAGTAATGACATTGTTTTAATGATACATTGATACCGAAGGGCACGACGGTTTGGTTAGTAACCCTAATGCCGGGTGAACGGTTCGAATCCAACAATGTATCTTTTAAGTAATGCCTCTGTAACTCAGCGGAAGAGTTCTGGTCTTCGAAACCAAGGGTCGGGAGTTCGAATCTCTCCAGGGGCACCAAATAATATCCTGGGTAAGGTGTAATGGTTGCACTCCTTACTGTGACTAAGGAAGATGAGGTTCGATTCCTCTGCCCAGGACCAAATATGCCTCGGTAACCCCCCTCGCTACGAACGAGGAGAAAGGTAACTGGATGGAAGATGCAGGTTCGAGTCCTGTCCGAGGCTCCAATTAAAAGGAAACGTGTCTTGAAAATCGAATATCGAACAGGGGACTTGTTTAGCACAGATATTTGGACTATAGTTCATGGTTGTAATGCACAAGGAGTAATGCGCTCCGGTGTTGCCAAAACAGTGTATGAACAATATCATGCAGCATATACAGAGTATCGAGCACAATATCTCAAAGAAAACAAGTTGCAGTTGGGATCCACTATTAGTGTAGAGGTCAACGGTAAACTGATTGTAAACGCTATTACTCAAGAATTTTACGGTAGAGACGGTAAACGTTATGTCAGCTATGATGCAGTTGCTGAAGCTATGCACAACATCAATCGCAGTTGGCGTGATAACAGCGCAGAAACACATATTGCAATGCCACAGATTGGCGCTGGTCTAGGTGGAGGCGACTGGACGGTAATTGCTGCTATTATCGAAAGTGAAATGCAAGACATTCAGCCAGTGGTATATGTGCTTTAACAAAAAGAAATGAAAATGAAACAAGTTCGCAAATATCTGGTATTTTTAGACGTGGATGGAGTATTTACTTCCAGTCGTGTTCATTATGCTCACAATGCCAGCTACGAAATGTGGCATAGATTCGATCCAGTTGCAGTAGATTTTATGAACAAGATCCATGATAGGTATCCTGTAGAATTTGTTCTCATGAGTACTTGGAAAAACT